ATACTGAGCAAATTGAATTGGAGTTAATTGCGAATTTTCTCCACGCGTATTACTACTACTATCAATAATTGGTTCTTGGTTTATGGTTAATGGTTTATGGTTATTGGTTGGTTGCACGCCCGTTTGTTCTTCGTTTAACGGATTTTCAACGACCGTTGAATTTTCGTTAGACGATTGATCATCTTTTGATGAACCACTGTTGGACGAACCTTTCTTTTTCGCTGCACGTTTTGCAGCAGACGCTTTACCAGCCTCACTCGCTTGTTTCTTTTTCCCGTGGTATTCAGCAATTTCTCGTTCACAACGATTATTGCGATAAACACCTTCTTCAAGAATGAAAAACTCATCAAGTACATATTTGAGAGCTTCTTTTTGCTCTTCGGTAGTACATTGCAAACGACGTGCTAAACGATCAATGCTTGTTGCATCAATCGCCTTCTCCGTGTCGTAATACATGTCTAATAAGTCACGGTAAATCGCACGCTCAATTAAACTGAGGTGGCGAGTCGCATTGTTAAAGTCACCAATATGGTGTTGGTAATAATTCATGCGGCCCCCTTAATTTGTTGCGTAATAAATGGATTATTTGCTCTGGCGATAGCAGCCATTGGATATGGAGAAACGGAGTTACCAACCATAAAGACTTGATCTTTTTTAGATAGAGGCTTTCCATCGCTCCCGTATTCAATTACGTATGAATCTGGAAACCCCTGCGCTCTAAAAAGTTCACGTGGTTTAAGCATGCGTATACAGATATCAACAATTGCCCAAGGTTC